CTGATGGTAAAGTGAGACCAAAAAAGTTCATAAAAAATCTCCTTTTTAAGAAAATAATAAATGTCAATCTTTGAGTAGTATGGCTCACAAAATGCTTCCCTCAAAGCAACTCCCCTTTGTGGGCTGTACCACTAAAAGATTGATTAATCTTGTGTGTTATCTGGGATATACTCAAATAAATCATTTGGTTGACAATTGAATAATTTACATAATTTTTCAAGAGTATCAAAATCTAATCTTTTGACTTTATCGTTATATAAATTAGAAATGGTTGATGTTGTTAACCCTGTTTTTCTTGAAACTTCAATAATTGTGTATCTTTTTTCTCCCATTAATTTTGATAAATGATTTTTTAACATTAGATCACCACCTTTAATATTTTAGCTTTTGTCTAATTATATCATTATAAAAGCTATATAACAAGTTAAAACATATAACTAATTTAAAAAATCATTTGACATCTTATATGATTAGTGCTATTATTAAGACAACTAATAATATAAAAAAATATACAAGTCATACGAAACAAGCAACTTATATATTTTTAAAAATAGTTAAAACAATTAGGAGAAATATAGAAAATTAATTTATCAAGTTGAAAGGTAATTACAGAGCAGATTCTTAGAAATACACACCTTCTAGCAAATAACAATAAACATTAAATATTTGGGAGGTAATAAAAATGGAAAATGAGTTTAAAGAAGCTGCTTTAAGTTTTTTGGAGGGATTGTTAGATTCAGGAAAAGTAGAATCAAAAACAAAAAAAGAAATATCAGATTTGTATGAAGAATTACAAAAAGCTAATATTTCTGAAGAACTACAACATTTAATTTTTAAAACAATTGAAAATTTAAAAAAAGAATATTTTGATTTTGGTTTTCTTGCCTACAAAAATTTTAAAGAGTAAAAGAAAAAAGGGATCCCGACCAAGACACCCCTTTTTACTAACTTAATTCCATTTATCAAAAAGATCTAAGTTTCTTTATTATAACATAATTTGTATTTTATTTCAAGGTATCTATATTTCTCCAAATAGGAGGAGAATTAATGAAACTAACAGAACTACAAGAATTAATTAACAAGTATGGAGAAAACACTAAATTTATTGAAATTAAGGAAGAACTTAAAAAGCTAGGTTACCCTTGCAAAATTGCAGGTGAAAAAAATGTTTGAAAATTTTAGAACTATTTATATTATAACTAATGCTGATAAAACTATTCTTTCAGCTTTCACTTCTGAAGAAGAAGCAAAAAAGAAATTGATTTTAAATATTCAATTCTTCCAGAAAAATTTTATATTCAGCCTTGCTGTTTGAACATTGATGAAAGTTTTGTTGAAGAAATTAAAAAGAAATTTTAAGGAGACCAATTATGAAAAGTAGAGAATATATAGAAAATAAAATAAAACAATTAGAAGATTTAAGAAGTGAACTTTTAAAAGAATATCAAGAAAAATTAGATGCTGGTAATAATGATGAAGTTCTTTGGCAATATATAAGCAATAAAAATATTGAAATTTGGACTTTAAAAGATATTTTAAACGATTAATTGGAGGCTTAAATATGTATATTAAAAATAGAGAAAAATTAGAAAAAGCATTGGCTAACTTAATAAAAGAAATGATAAACCAAGAAATGATTGATGAAAATAAAAAAGAAGTAGCTGATCAATTGTTAGCTGCAAGAGAATATGAAATAAGACAAATTTGTGAAAATATAGCCGATCAATATGCTTTCATTAAAAAACCACTTTAAGAAGGAGTGGATAAGATGTTAGAAAAGACATTTAAACAATTATTAATGTCTAGTAACTACTATACCTTGAATAAGCAAATAGTTAAAACTTTAGGGATAGAACCTGCTTTCTTATTAACTATTCTTATAGAAGCTTCAGATGGTTTAGCTGATGATGAAGGTTGGTTCTATCAAACTATAGAAACTTTAGAAGATTTAACAGGTTTAAGTAGACATAAACAAAATAAAATAATTCAAGATTTAATAGAAGCTAGTATATTAATTCAAGAAAATAGAGGAACTCCCTGTCGTAGATTCTTTAAAATCAGTTTTCAAGAAATTGAAAATCTAGTTTTTAAAAAAACGGAAACTAGTTTGTTAAAAATTGACAAACTGGATTGTAAAAAATTGACAAACTACTCTGTTAAAAAATCGCAAACTAGTTTGTTAAAAATTGACAACAATAAAGAACATAATATAAATAACATAAATAAAGAATTAAATCATAAAGAAGAAAAAGCTCCTGATGATTTAAAAAAAATAAAAGAATGGTTTAAGAAAAATGAAATAGATTTTTCTAAGAAGCATGAAAATAAAATTATTGAGTTACTAAAAAATAATTCAATAGATTATATTTTAAAGCTCTTCCAAGAGCAAATGGATATCCTAAAAAATAAAAAGGATGTTAAAAACATTGCAGCAGTTTTTTCAGCTCACTTGTTTAAAGGAACTTGTGAAGTAAATTTACAAGCTATTGAACAAAAAGAACTTGAGCAAGAAAAAATAAAAAATGAACAAAGAAAGGAGTATAAAGGAAATGACAAAGCTATGGAAGTTTTTAAAAGTTTATCTACAGAGCAGCAGTTGAAAATTGAAGATGAAATTATAGAAGAATTTAAAAATCCTGCTCTCAGAGAAATTAAAAAAAATACAGAAGTAGTCTTTTATTTAATGATTTCTCAAAAAATAAAAGAAAAAATAACTGAATTAGGATTGCTAAGTGCCTAAAAGGAGAATAAATAGGAGAAACTATAAAAATAAATATGCCATTTGATAAATGGTGTAAATTACAAAAAGACTTTGAAAGAGTAAATTCTAAGCTTCCAGAGAATGAAAAATTAGATTTTGAAAAATATAAATACTGTGTAGATTGGGGTAGATTATCTTTTGATTTGCATGGTGTAGAAATGGGAGCATTTAAAAAACTAAGAGAACCTGAATTTTATAACAAGAAAGGAGAAAAATATTAAATGAAATTACGTGGAAAATTTTATAGCATTGCAACAGGAGGAGTTTATAAAGCTTTGAATGTTGATTTCAAGGAAAGAAAAATAAAAGGAACAAATCAAAAAAATGGTGAGCAAGAATTTAATTTTTCAGATGTTATTTGGCTAGAAAGTACAGGTATAAAAATAAATAAAAACTATATTTATACAGATGATTATGTACTAGCTGTTAAGGATCATAAAGTTATAGCTTGTGGAGTTGTAAAGAAAAGAGCAGATGGAAGTTATGCAATAGTTAATAAAAATCAAGGTATAGTAAATCCACTTTTACAGCTTCAGTTCGATGGAGCAAAATTAATAAACTTACAAAATCATAAAATTTATTTTGCTAAAAAAAATCAAAAATAGGAGGATATTATGGGAATTATTCTTGTTAAAAATAATAAAGGTGGAGTAGGTAAAACTTATATAACTTTACAATTAGCTGCTTATAAAGCTTTTATAAAAAATAAAAAAACTTTGATCCTTACCAGCGATTCCCAAAATGATATTTTAAAATTTGCAGGTATTAAAGTTGATGATACTAGCAAAGCTGGACTTGAAGATTTCATTGAAGGTAAAAGTTATAAAATTAAGAAATTAAGAGATAATCTTTACTTCTTACATTTACAAGGATATAAGATTAAGAATTCTTTTAATGAGTCTTTTAAGAAAGCTATAAATATTTTGAAAGAGGAATTTGACTATATTGTTATTGATGGTTCTCCAGTAATGGGATTAGATAATTTATTTATAGAAATTGCAGAACATATAGTCATTCCAACTTTCTTAGATAGTATTACAACTCATTCTGTTTTAAGTATGTTAAAAAAAGTAGATTTAAATAAAGTAAAAGCCATTGTTCCAAACAGAATTGGAAGAACAAAGTTAGAAAAAGAATACTATGACTTTTTAAATAAAAAATTAAGTATCCAAGGAATTCATTTAAGTTTTCCTATTCCACAACTTAGCCTAATTTCTAAATTAATAGATAATGAAACATTATTATGGGAGAGTAAAGCTCAAAAACTAGATTATATAAAAGGCATTTTTATAAGTATTTGGAAGGAGATAGACAATGAATAAAAATTTAGAAAACGATTTTAATGAAGTTATAGCTTCTAAATCCGAAATAAAAGAGTTTAACTTCGCTAGTTACGAATTAAATGATGTTGAAATAGCCACTATATCAGAACAAGAAAAGATATTTATGAATACATATAAAAAATATAAAAATAATTTATTTGAAATGTGTTCTTCTTTAGCTGTAATAGAAAAAACTTTAAAACCTACCAACTCATTTATGGCTTGGTATGAATCTAAAGGACTTACAAAAGATGCTGTTTCAGTTTATTTAAAAAGATGGAATTTGTATTTAGAGTTTCAAAACTATAAAGATAAAATTTTTGCTTATTCAGATCAAGCTATAAAGATTTTAACAAATAAAGAACTCCAATATGAAGAAGTACTAGGTATTTTAGAAAACGATGTTTACAAAGTTAAAGAAATTAGAAAGCAGCTTCTCCCAGCTATAGAAAAAAATAAAATGGAATTTCTTCCAGCTGGTCAAAAATATTTTAACTTTAATAAAATAAAAAAAATGGAAAAAAGAGTTAAAAATTTAAAAGCTGAAGAAAGAGAAGAATATAAAAAAGAACTTACAGAATATGTAAAAAAATTACAACAACTAATGGAGGAACTATGAGTAATGAGAATCAAAATAATTTAATCAATAAAGAAGAATTGATAAAAAAAGCTAAAGAAACAATAAATTATAATAACTCTCTTGTGGAAGATGATGCAGCAGTTGCTATGCTAGGAATTTCAAGGATTGTTAATTTAAAGAATGAAATAGAAGAACTTAAGGTTTTCATAAAGGTTTTTAATAGATTAGCTTAAAAAAGACTTTATTATTTTGCACTGCAAATGACTTGCTCGTGTTAATAAAGCCCTGGACAGTTTTATTTTACAGTAAGTTGTTTGTGGTGTCAATACTATTAGGAGAATAAGATGTTAAAAATAAGAAAAATAGAAAAGATAAAAGATAAATTTGGAATATTTAAAAAGAAAGTAAGTAGACCAATTCTATATAAAGAAATTTATGGAATAAATCAGTTAAGTGCTTGTAATAGAAATGGTTCATATTCAAGCTGGGACTTCACTGGAACAATAAATGAAGTTAATGAATATGAAAAGATATGGTGTAGTAGAGGCTCAAATGGTTTTGACTTTATAGGAGTAGAAGTTTTAAAAGGCTTCCAAGGTCAGTCAAAGTATTATGGTTGGATGTAAAGGAGAAATAATGTCACTAAACATAAAAAAAGTTGGAGAATATTTTTACTTAGTTAATGGGGAATATACTGCAAGTAGTTTTAATGAAGCTGTTGTAATAGCTTATGAAAATAAAGAAAA